ATCCAGCGCAGTGCGCAGCGCCCTGTCGACATCAAGGCATGGTTGACGGGAAAGGCACAATCTTTATTAAAATGGTATAACTCAAGGAGCGAGTTCTACACAGGGCAAAGAATTTTTTCGGTCAAATATTTGCAGGCTCAGGAAAAATGCTTATCTTTGCCATCGCTTAAGAATGACGAATCATCGTCCCGGACGGAGCATCGGTTATTGCTCGGCATAAACAGCAGGGCTTTTTTTATGCCCTCACTATATCGTATTGGCGGTTGCCATTCCGTGAATCTTCTTGCACCTGTTCGGGTGAAGTCGTCATTCTTAAGCAGCGGGATGTGCAGCCGCTTTTCTGTATCTCCGCGCCCGGCGGTTCCGGGTATGCTTAAGAATGACGTGATTATGCAAACAAATGCAACTATCCAGCGCAGTGCGCAGCGCCCTGTCGACATCAAGGCATGGTTGACGGGAAAGGCACAATCTTTATCCAGATGGTATAACAGCCGTAGTACATTCTATTCAAAGCTGGCCGGCTTCGAGGTTACATGGAAGACGGCAGTACGTGTCAACATCTTCACTCTCCTTATTTGTATAACCGCCATAGTAGCTATGCAACAGCCTGTGGTCTCTATCGTTTCGGCCGCTTGCTCGGCATGGGTGGTATATCGTCTTAACGCTGATGACAAGAAAGGGGGTGAGCAATGAATAAATATTATATTACTGTGCATACTTTTTACAATACAACTTTATTGGGGCACGCCGTAGGACAAGAGGTGCTTAGCAAGTTCCACAGGTCTTTAGTTAATCAAGAGAACGTCGATAAGGACATAAAAGACTTTATCAACAACGCTATGGATAAGCACTTAAAGAAAAACAGAAGACTAAAGCCTATGCTCATATCAAAGCATGACAACGGCAATTCGTTTGTCATTACCCTTGTACCTCTTAATGGTAATGATATATTGAGGGCTTTTACGCTAACCGGAGAATTGGTTGAGCATGACTATACGGAGAAAGGGGGTGAGCAATGAGAAGCCTTATTTTGAACGTCAACAGGACGAAAAAGGTGTTTGACTACAACCTGACTGAAAGCGTTTACCAGAACCTGCATGACATAATGGACGGTGTGGTGATAAGCGAAGACGAGGTTACCGCCCTGACGGGCTTGCTCGTACAGATGACAGAGATAAGAGGCGTGGTAATGGTGGCATGCGACCACGTGCAGGATAAGGATATGGAATGGGAGTTCACAATCTATACCGGCTTTGAGGACAGCGACGACCGCGAACTCATAGAAATCACGGCGCAAGACTACGGCGAAAACATGCTTGGCGAAAGCCTGATGGGCGACATCATAGACAGCATGGCCAACTGCAACCTCTACCCTGAAGGGAAACACAGGCGGTACAAGTTCCTGCACTCGCTGACGTATGACGAAAGGATATGGGCGGAGATACTTGACGCCTACTTCTACAACTCACATAGTTCATGCGACGGCGACAGCCCCGAGATGCTTATGGAGTTTAAGACATCTGCAGAGATAGCTGACGACCTTGAAGAGATGTGCACCATGGACGCGGTTTTCATAACGCGCTATATGCACGCATACGGATATCATCCGCAGCGCAAGGCCGACGGAAAGATGGCGTGGAAAATATTCATGCCTGTCAGTTAAGCAGACTTGTATTTTTCGAAAAACAACACATATCATATCTTTGCACTCGATACTTCTAAGTTATTAATTTAATTAAAGTAAAACACGTCTGCCGCCACTGCGTGAGCCGTGCCGGCAGTTTATAGTTTTCTTTTTTATTTTTATTGACTATTCATATAAGTTGTTTAATTTTTAAAGCCTGCCGCTCGCGAGAGCCGCAGGCTTTTTTGGTATTTTTCCATGCACACGTTTCTCCATATCTTTGTAGAAAAACAAAGACATGACAGTAACTACTTCATTTCCGCCACAGCTGTTCTCGTCCACGGTGCCAGACATAAAGGCTCTGACAGACGAGACACGCGTGCACGTGGTAATGCGCCTTGACACATCTGAGGTGTACAACGAATATCTTTATCCTGATAAGGACGGCTCAATAGAGATTACCGATATTCCGGCGCTTGTAACGCTGTTTCTGCGCCAGAAGCTCATAGCCACTCTTACAGTAGAGCTGCATGAGGAACGTCTGTCAGGCAATTCATCAGACGGCGAGACAGAGGAGACTGACTCGGCTCAGCTAACGTCGAGCCTTGTCTATTGTGCCGCACTGGTAGAAGACGACGCACAGACATTCTGTACAAACAAGTTCCTATCCATCCTGCAGGGAGCCAAGATGACATCTGTCGGCAGGCTGGAGTACTTGCATTATACAGGTTCAGACGGTGCCAGCGTAACGGCTCACTATGACGACGGCAGCACCCAGACATTCGCGGCGACAAAAGTAGGAGGCAACAGCAGCTACTCCACTATTGACGTGTCGCCGGCACGTTTCGCTTCGGAGGCAAAGACGCTGTGCTCGTTCGAGGTTACCGCCGGAGCACGCAAGCAAACATACGAGATCGACCAAGGAAATCCGGACGCAGCCCCTGTGCTTCTCTTCGTCAACAGCTTCGGCTGCCAGGAGATAGTCTATTGCACCGGCACTCATGAGGTTTCGCCAGAGTTCAAGTACTCTTCCGCCTACATCGGTGTGAACATGAAGAACTACGACATAGAAGAGACAAGAAAGTTTAACGCCGATACCGGCGTGCTGTCCTACCCTATGGCTTTCTGGATTAACGACCTGTTCCGATCGGACGAGGTGCAGCTGCTCAACTTCGTAAACGGAGAGCCTAAACCGGGGAAAATGGTAGTAATCACGGATGTCAACGCCGAATATGACAACAATCTTGACAGCATGCCGCGCTTCAAGTTCACCTACACTTACGCCCAGCGCAACCATAACGTGCTTGACACAGCAAGAGCCGGCCGCATATTCGACAATACTTTCGACAACACTTTCAACTAATTATATGGAAATTAAAGTTATACACATATCTGAAGTTCTGAAGCTCATGAACCACGCACTGATGAACCACCAGAAGGTAAGTTTCAAGGCGTGGAAACTTGGCACAGGAGCCAATGACCCTGAACGAGGAGAACTGAAGACATATAACGGCGTGTACGTGACATCTCACTCCAAAACCGGCTCATACCGTATATTTGACCCTTTGGCCGAGGATAAGGCCTACAGATACAGGCGTGTTAATGAAGTGTTTATAGCAGAATTTTTAAACAAAAAAGTGATTTGGTGATAATGGAAAATAATCTTGAGTTTGTTAAAGTCGGCCACATAGGCGACTCTAGCATTTATCGCATTCTTCCTGCCGTACAGATTGGCGGCAGCAGCTTCAAAGATTCTGTTAGCGAAGAATACGGAACAGACTCGGCTACAGTTTTCGATGAAGATGTACTTTCTGACAGCACTACCAAGCCTCTCTTTATTAAAGACAAGGAATATAAGTATATTCCTTACGGCGACGATGACGACATGCCGGCAAAATTACGCCGCCTTATAGGCGCCAGCATGGTTACGTCTCAGGGTATGGCCTTCGATATCATAGCATGCTACGGCCAGGGCATACGGTTTGTCAACCGTGACGATAAGTCTGACGTTACAGACCCGGAGATTAGGAGATTCTGCATGCGTAATTCTATTCATGAGTGCTATATGGAACAGGCCACGGACATGAAATATTACTTCTTCACAGTTACCGAAATAATTCTCTCCGGCGACCAGAAGAAAATTGTGCAGGTGCGCCATCTCGAGACATGCTACTGCCGTTTCGAACAGGCTAGAAACGGCAAGATAGAACATGTTTTCTATGGCGATTTCAACGATTCTACGCCGCCCAAAAACGCCGTGGCCATACCGCTGCTCGATATCTACGACCCGCTCGGCGACCTTCTCGTAAGGCTTGGCCGCGACCCCGACCCTCGCACCGGCAAACTGCTAACGCCGACAAAAGACCGCAAGTTCGCCATTGTTTGTCGTATGCCCACACCGGGCTTCAGGTATTACCCTTTGCCTTATTATATGTCGATATTCCGTGATCACTGGTACGACATATACAAGCTGATCGGACTCGGTAAGAAGTTCCTGATCAAGAACACCAGCGCACCTAGGGTGCAGATAGAGGTGCATGACGACTACTGGAGCCGTGTCTGCGCCAATGAGAACATCACAGACCCAGTCAAGAGAGCTGAACGCATCAAGGAGGAACAGCAGAAAATAATTGACTTTGTTTGCGGCCCTGAGAATGCCGGCAAGGCCATCCTCACCCACTATTATGTTGACCCAAACGGAAAGGAGTGCCGCATGGTTAGAATATACGACCTTACAGAGGGGCGCAAACAGGGCGGCGACTGGAGCGACGACATGTCAGAAGCATCTAACGCTCTATGTTTCGCTCTCGGTGTACACCCTAACCTTATCGGAGCGACACCAGGAAAAAGCCAGATGAACAACAGCGGAAGTGACAAACGTGAGCTGTTTACGTTGAAACAGGCCATGGAAAAGCCATTCCACGACATCATGGCCAAGCCGTGGCATGTGATTCTTCACTTCAACGGATGGGCTGAAAAATATACCGTTGACGTACCTATGATAGAGCTGACGACGCTCGACAAGAATACCAGTTCACAGACTGTATCAATAAGCAATAATAACGAGGAGGATAAAAATGGATCTGACAATAACAAAAGAAGAATTTGAAAGCGTACTCTATGTTGCAACATCAAAGCACATGGAAGTGTTCGAGAGTGTACAGCCACATATAGAGAACGCAACAGAAGACTGCATTGAAGAATTCTTCGGCAGTTTCTCAACAGATAATGCTAAAGTCATTAAATGTGCGAAAGACTATATCTGCGTTGACGCGTTCTTGCTGGTGTTCCGCCAGCTGGACCTCGTGCTCACCCCTACCGGTTTCGGAGTTGTGTCTAACCAGACGACATCACCGGCAAGCAAACAGAGAGTGGACGCCCTCGAGACTCAGCTTAGGCTTATTCGTGAGAAAGTGAAAGCACGCTTGATCAATCGCCTCACATCAACAGAGGACTGGGGCAAAACGGAGGCGGCTAAAAGATGCATACGTACTGTATTCTACAGCATCTCACTTTTTGAACGCTATGCCACAACTCCTGTCTCATTTGAATCATGGCAGGAGGCACAGATACAGATAATGGAGGCAGACATGAAGCTCAGAAAGAAAATCTCAGATGCTCAGATGGACAGAATTCTTGAATCCGTGAGAAACGGAACTGCGGCTGCAGACTATTCCTCTATTATTTGGCATCTGCAGATGTTCTTCTCACTCTACATAGCCCATTCGCCGCTGATTGGAGAGAGAATGAGAATTATCATTGTCACAATGGAGGCAAACCCTGAGACATACAAGGAATATATGGAATCTGACGCATACAAAATCAACCACTATGAACCTTATAAAAACAAAAAAGACAGCCCGGCCTTCTTCTTCGCAGGTTGAGATAAAGCTGCACACTCCGAAAGCTTGGCACGAACTTACACAGGAACAACTCCGCTACGTGCTTACGCTAATGTCTGAAGGAATCGAAGGAGATACTCTAAAAGCCATGATGCTCATTCGCTTCAATCACATAAATGTTGTCAGAAGGAGTAAAGATGGGTGGAAGATGGTGAAAGATAATAAAGTCTTCTATGCAGATAAATGGCTTTTAGCTTCACTTATAGGAGAAATGAAGTTTGTTGACAGGTACGAGAACTTCGACACTAGGTTGGATGGTGTACAGGGATTCCGTGCCGTCAACAACCTTCTTAATGGCGTTCCTTTCAATGACTATCTGAAAATGGAGATAGCTTATCAGATGTATTCTTCAACGAAAGACGAGAAATATCTTGTAAGCTTGGCACGACTTCTATACCGTGACGTCCATGGGAAGCCTGCCAACACTATAAGCCTTGATAAGGCGGAGATGCTTTCGGTCTATCTCTGGTATGCACACATAAAGGATGTGTTCTCGCAGATTTTTCCAGACCTTTTCAAAAAGAAAATGACAACTGATACAGACGATGAAGGGATTGACCTGCGAGTTGTTACAGATGCCCAACTGAGACTGCTCACTGACGGCGACGTCACGAAAGAGGATGCTGTGAGACGTGTCGACTGCAAGCGAGCTCTTACAGAACTTAACGCTAAAGCGAAAGAGGCGCGTGAGATGCAGGCTAAATTAAACGCTAAGTAATGTCTGATATGTTTAATGCTATTGAATATCTCGAAAAGATTGCCAAGGCTAACAGCCTTGCGAAGAAACATGAGTTTATCGTGGGCGAGTGCAGCGGTATAGAGGGACTCGAACCGCTGATGCAGAACTACCGAAAAGCGGCCAACTACATCATGGTGGACGATACCGTGGACGGCTCTATGATTTCAAACCGGGTAGGTTGGTATAACAGAAGAACCTACACGGTGTTTATCTTCGCCATGTACCGTGAGGATGACATGGACGACAGACGCCAGAAGCTCGACCTCTGCAGGGAAATCTTCCGGCAGCTGCTCTCTCACCTCATAGCCGACACGGAGAAATACGAATACGACCTCGTGTATATGCGCACTCAGTCTATTCAGTACAGAGAACTCAACAGCTACAACTTCTCTGGAGTGACAGGTCTTTACTTCATGCTTAACGTTGACGAACCTGCTGACCTACAATTTGACGCAAGCCTATGGGAGTAATGAAAAGATTGCTCGAATACGAGTATGACTCAAGAAGACGGTATAATGGCCAAGGACATCTTTACAGTATGTCAGAGCTTGAAGCTTTTGAGAAAGGATGGACAGACTTCATGATTGACATCTGGAGGGAACGCATGGTTATGCTGAACATAAACAATACAGGCACATTAAGCAACTCTCTTTCTGGACACATAAGTGGAGATGAAGGACAACGTGAAATTTCCCATAAGTTCCTGATGTACGGCATTTATGTCGCTTTGGGCGTAGGTAGAGGATATGAGCCGGGAAATGGCGGAGACCTTGAGTTCTTGTCGCCTTCTTACAGAGAAGAGCACGGCCTTAACAAACCTAGGAAACGCGGTCCTGCATGGGGTGGCGGAATGACCAGCGGAAAGCCAAGAAAGCCTAGAGACTGGTTTGCGAAAAAATATTTCTATTCCATGAAAAGGCTTATCGAAAAAGAAGCTGAATTTTATGGACAGTCATATAACGGTACGCTAGTTGAAGCCATCGCAACTCTTTTTGAAGAAGGGAAGGCACCTACTGTAACTAACGTAAAGAATGTTATTCAACTTTGACTTTGTATTTTTCGCAACAGTTGTTTGTTTCTAAATTTGCGATATGGAGATAGACCAGCTAAAACAGATGTTCGAAGGCATACGTGACGAAAAACGCATGTATGCCAATACTGCTACAAGGATAGGAGACGCTTTTCTTGCGCTTCTATCTTATGTAGGTTCTTCTAGTTCTTCAGCTTCACGTAATTATCTGAGGAAAGACCAAGAAGATACAACTTCATTTCTTGTAACATTTGAAGCTGGAATTAATCTAGGCGAAGACATCTACAATATTGACGCTGCTGGCAATGCCATTTTAAGATCTCTAAAGAGCGGCCCTTTTGACCCCGGAAAAGGAGAGAAAGGGACCTTTGACATTTATGTCGCTGATGATAATTCTTGCCTTGATATCGACAAAGTTAACATAAGAGAAAGCCTTAAAGTCACTTACCTACAGATAGGCAACGGACTTCTTAAATGGGATGAAGAAAACAAGGCTTTCTATGTTGAACAACTAGATGGCACACCTGCCAGTTTCTATGCAACAAAAGGGCTATCTGCATTAGGTTTTAATTCCTTATCTGATACAGGTGGAGGCTCATTCGACCTTTTACAGGACTGGGATAAATATGTAGACGAGACAGCTAAAAGCATGGCTTTGTCGGCTTATCTTGGTAAAGACCTGCTGGATAGGATAACTTCTCTTGAAAAAGGCCAAAAAGGACACAAGATAACCATATCCGGCTCAGGAAATGTCGTTGTTAATGTAGAAGAAAGTAGCGACGGAGGCACCCTTACATTCACTAAGGGGAATATAGATCTTAGCGGTTACGCCACTACAACAGCCCTTGCTGAAGTTTCTAAAAAGGCAGATGCCGTTACGACGAAGGTAAATGATTTTCTTGAGGGTACGGACACTGACAACATTATAAACCGGTGGAAGGAACTGGAAGCATTTCTTGCAGGACAGACACAGACGTCCACACTTGCTGAATTACTTGAGGTAAAGGCTGACAAAAATTTGAGGATTAATGCTGGAACCGGACTTGCCGGTGGCGGCAGCCTGTCGGCGGATATCACACTGACTCTTGCAACAGTAGGGACTGAAGGTACATACACAAAGGTAGTAGTAGACAAGTACGGTCGCGTAACCGGCCATGCCACATTAAGTGCAGGAGATATCCCTATGCTCGACATATCCAAGATCAGCGGCCTGCAAGGAGAATTGGACAAGAAACTGAACATAAATGATTTCGGGAGCAAGTTTGCCGCAGAGATGGCAAACTGGTTTAAGAAAGACACTGAAGGCAATGTGTTTGTCGCTAACGCCAAAGGATTCTACTCGGAGTCTTTCGTATCAGCACTCGGCATGAATTCCGGCGGCAGCTCCGGCAGCTCTTCTTTCGACCTTCTACAGGACTGGAATAAATATGATGATTCAACGGCAAAGAATACTGCCCTATCAGCTTATCTTGGTAAAGACCTGCTGGACAGGATGAGAATAGAGTTTTCCGATATGGACAACTGCCGGATAAACGGCACAGGAAAATCAGGCGTGTTTGATGTCTATTCTAGCGGCCATAGTGTCGGCACTTTATTAGTGAGCAACGATATTATGAGCCATGGCACAAATCAGTTGTTTATAACGAATATGCTGATGGATGTTGACAGCAACACCCATCAGGACGACAGGATATATGTTTATTACAGGTATTACAACTTTAACGCTCCAAATGCCGTAACGGAGAAAGGAACATGGAGTAAATGGTGCCTTGTAATAGGATCAAAGGCCGGTGAGAACGGCATGGCACGTATAAAAGGAATCAGAGACAATGACATAGATTATGTTCAGAACGCTATCGGCGTATGGGCAATAGACGGTACTGCATACAATGCAGCATCAGAAACAGATATTAGTAATATTTTTAATTAAAAAGTTATTATGGCAAAATTTTTAGACTTGACAGGCTTAACCCATTTTTGGAGTAAAGTAAAGGCTTATGTAGACGGTGCTGTAAGTGCAGCAAAAACAACAGTAGGTAATTATACAATTAACGGGCAAAAGATTAGTACTAATCCTACCATACTTGGCAATGTGACAAATGACGCTCAGGTCAAGCGCAGTGAGATGGGAGTTAAGAATGGTGTAGCTACGCTTAACGAAAATGGGAAAGTTCCGTCATCTCAGCTGCCAATGTTTATGGATGATGCTTTAGAGTTCGAAACAGAGATTGCAAATAGTGCCAGCATAACGATTAAACAGGCATCAACAGGTAAACCTACATCAATAGTTTATTTGCGTGATAAGGATAAATTTGTTGCATCAACAACCCCGGAGGGCGGTTTGGGAAGTCCCGAATATTATTCAGCGTGGGGAGAAACAGACAAAATTAGAGTTTATACCGATTATGGAACTCCTGTGCAGGGTCAAGGGGTTACTCCTAAAGACGGAGTGATATATGTCAATCTGGGAAATGCCAAGAACTACAGATATGCCGGTTCATCCGCAAAACTGGTAGCTTCAGGTTCTGACTTAGCACTCGGAGAAACATCAAGTACGGCTTTTAGGGGTGACTATGGTAAGATAGCTTATAACCATGCGCAGGCAAAGGGTGTGGCTTTAAGTACAGAAAAGCTATATAAGATAACAACCAATTCAGAAGGACACGTAACAAAAGGAACTGCAGTTACAAAAAACGATATTACTGCACTAGGAATACCTGCACAGGACACTACATATGGTATCGCAACGGCATCTAAGGCCGGTCTTGTTAAGCCTGCATCCGTTATTACAAAGCCTACAATAAATACAGCAACGACTACATCAGGCAAATATTATCACGTGCAAATGAGTAGTGACGGTGCTATGTTCGTTAATGTCCCATGGACAGACAACAACACGACTTACGGATCTATCTCTGAATCAGAAATAGACAGTCTATTCTCATAACAACCCTTAAACAGGGTATCAAAATAGAATGCTCCACTTTCATTAAAAACTTGCCTATGAAATTTTTAGATTTAACAGGACTTTCACACTTTCTGGATAAGCTGAAAAGTTTAAAAGGGGCTGATAATGGCTTTGCCGGACTTGATAAAAACGGTTTTGTAGAAGAGGATCAGCTATTGTACAGGTCGAAGGAAGTTATATACTTCACAAAACAGGTATCAAGCACGACCATGGCTTCTGTTGGTACTTCTCTTATAAATCCTAAGCAAGTTGTTTATGATAAGAGTAAAAAACGATTTGTTGCCACTAATGCATCAACATCTGTATACACAAGTTGTCAAGCTGCTTGGGCTCAGACATCAGAAGAAGCATATAAGGCCTCTTCATCTTTTGGCAGCCAGGATGGCACAAACGGAATCACCCCTAAAACAGGAGTCATATATTATGATGAAGAATTAAAAAAGACATATATATGGAATGGGAGCTATCTGGAAGAAACAGACTACTCTGTAGATGGAGATACGACTCTAAAGCATATATTCTTTAATAAAAGTTCATCGGTAACGTCTCCAAGCAATACAGTTAGTCACGACATTAATATTACTAGCAACAAAGTAGGATTTCAATTTGTATCCCCACTGGTTGCGACATACGTGACTTCTACCGACCCCATAAATTCAAGTAGGCCCAAAATTCAAACCATACAAGTCACTATGCTTGATGCCACTTCTGCAAGAAATGGCTATATGACAAAAACTCAAGCAAGCCAATTAAGTAGTTTATATACTTCACATGGGAATAAATCATATTTACCATTGAGTGGTGGAACCGTTAACGGAAACGTAACCGTTAACGGGAAAATAACAGCCAATGGATTAGTAATACCAGTTAATTATTATGCCAAATATGAAAGCTGGCTTGCACAATCCTTCATTAATGATTTTGGCGGAAAGGCAGAATGCAGTTTTCAAACATATACTTCAAATGGTGAATTAAGATTTGTTCGTCAGACAAAAGCTAATGTTGATGTTGCAGATGGACAAGGAAATTATACTTATATCGTCTACAATGCCAATGGAAATATACAACTGGCTAATCAAAGGACCACCATAAATTATTCTGACGGCTCTATTACAACGCCAAAAGTGACACAAACATCTGACAAAAGATTAAAAGAGAATATAAATACTATTACTGAAGACTTAGATAAGATAAAAGAAATTGAATTCTTTGAGTTTAATCTGAATGATGATGTAAATAAAACAAAATCTTATGGCGTCATAGCTCAAGACTTAGAAAAAGTTGGACTTGAGAATCTTGTTGTAGAGGATGCCAATGGATACAAAGCTGTAGATTATACCGCTTTGATTATGCTGGAGCTGCAGAGGCAGAGAAAGGTGATCGCCGCACTGGAGGAAAGGCTGGCGGAGATTGAGAAAACGTGGAGTTGGAAATGAATTACGGAATAAAATGGGAATAATTGAAGGAAACATCATATCTGCCCCGCTTAACACAAGGGATGTCGGATCTGTCCTTGGCTCGGCATCAAATGACGTGGGCACTCTTTGCACGCACGCCAACATCAACATGTGGGCAAAGTTCAAGCCTGTGCCGTTGCGTGCTATGTTCCCGGAAGACACCTTAAAAGGTTCTTCGGACTGGAATGGTACCCCGCAATCAAGCACGCATAAGCCTTGGTGGTATGGCGACGGAGACCAGCCGGCATACACGGTACCTGTCATAAGTGAACTTGCAGATATGGGAAGTAACGGCAACCAGAATAGCGAGGCTGTGTGGAGATATAACGGTCCGACAGGCAAAGGTGCTTCTGCAGCACATCCTGACTTTCCTTTCAGACTTACCGATTTTGTGGGATATAGGCATGACGCAAGGCCGCCGTTCACGGTAAACCTTCCTACAGAACTGACAGCTGACAACTTCACCTATTTTGGGGTTGACATGCCGGACAGAGAGCAAGGCGAACTTGACTTGTCGGACATTTGCGACATACTGCATCTGAGTGCAGTATATATAGGCATAATCATCAAGAACATAACACGTGGCATAACAACGGCTTATGTAAGCACGACGGCTCTTAATGCCAACAACAGCGACAGCTGGGCTTTGCCTGTTGTAATAAACAATGGCTCAACCATCGAAAACGGAGGCGCCGGACAGACTATATCAGAGTCAGACACGATAGATGTGTACCTGTTTCTTTCTACATCAGCAGGGGAGACAAACTGGGAGAACATGACAAAATACAGTGCCCTTCTTATTCCCGATATGCACATCTACAGGAGATATAAAGGATATGGCCACAATATCAAGATTTTCACGGGTACATTTACGTATGTCCTGGAAGCAGAAAACATCCTTGATTGGGGCAAGACATGGTACTACAAAGACAGCGACGGAAACATTTTCTCTTTCCGAAAGACTGTTGACCAGATTTCAAACCCGGACTCAAAAGTAACCGTTAAACTCACAAGCGGAAGCACTGCATACGATTCTTTACGTGCCACAATCGTACAGAAGGGCAAGGTTAGGGATACTAACACAGGTCTTCTTACAGAGATAAATCTCGTCTACGCCTTGGCATACAATGAGGGTGCAGGAATGATAGGTACATCAAACAAGACCCTCGTACTTGGAACGAAGTTTAATACAATCTCATTTGCAGCATACCCCACGGAGGAAGACGCTAACAGAGAAAGCAACATACAATGGATGCGAGGCATGCCGATAGTCCAGAATGTAGAATATAACAACGCGGATGCTAACCTCGAAGGCGCTGTTACTGATAATATATTGGATGTAACCGTAATGATTTCGCCTTCATCTCAATATACACGAATTGATCTTACCAATAACGGAACACCCGTGAGTGTGGAACAATAATACAAACTATAATTTGTATGTCAAGATAAAAATAATTTAATCAAAACTTTATAAACAAAATCATGAAAAAGATAACAACAGAGAAAATCCTGAGCGTCTATAACCTCATAAGTGACGCAAAACTCACAAAGATGGAGGACTGCGACAAGTTCAAAATGATTAAGATTATCCGTGCCTTGAAACCGGTAGTAACGAATTTTGAAGACTTTAAAAAAGTTGCCAAAGACAAACTGAAAGGCGATAATCACGACTATATGCTGGAGAAGGCACAACAGTGGCAGGCGGAGGGCGAAAAGACAACTCTGAGTGAGTCTGAGCGTATTGAGATAAACAGATACTTTAACGACTACAACAACAAGATTTCCGAATGTCTGAAGGACGAGGGCCTGAAAGAGAACAAACTGGATTATGAACCGCTCAAAGAGCATATATTCGGAAAACTTGTTGCCAGCAACGACTGGACACTGGGCCAGATTGCTGCGATTGAGGAAGTTATAATTTAATATCTAAATAAATTTACTGATATGTTTGAACAAGATCTTTATATGAACAGCGGCACCAGAATGTTTACGTTCGCCATGATGGGCAACGAGCTTGTTGCCGTGATATATGATGCACGCTGGTTTTTGGCGACGATACTTTTATGTGTATTAGCTGACTTCCGCTATGGTTGGGGCGAAAGCAGCAAGCGGTTCAATATGGCCAAGAAAAAGGGAGACAAGATAGTGATGTCGCAGTATAAGTGGCGCACGTCAAGGGCTATCAGAAGGTCAATCAATAAGTTGATGGACTACCTGATGTGGGTGAGCATAGGTGCTTTTATTGGCATGGCTCTCCTTAAGCCTATAGGTGTTGATTACATGATGGGCGGTTTTGTAGCCACTTGTATTGCCGTTGGCTGCGAAGCAAAGTCTTTCTTTGGTCATTTCTTTTGGCTTCATGGGGTAAGGATTGAAGAAAAGAGTATTAAGGGCTTTTTCAGGGCGTTTGTCGTTGCTTTCGCAAAGCGCAAGAACAAAGACATAGGTGAAGCCTTGGAAGCCGGTTTTGATGAAATAGATAAAAAGTAAAGTTATGAGAAGCATTAAAAGAATTTTTGTACATTGTACTGCAGGAAGCCAAAGGCAAACAATTGCAGACATTAAGGCGGAGTTTAAACGTAAAGGTTGGAAGAACCCTGGATATCATTATGTTATCCAGGCAGATGGGACTGTTACGCAATTGTTAGGCGAACAGTTTGTCAGCAATGGAGTGCAGGGCTACAACTCAACATCAATCAATGTTGCGTACATGGGTGGTATAGACGCAAATGGCAAGGCGGTGGACAACAGGACGGAAGCCCAGAAGGCAAGCCTTGTAAAGCTGCTTAAGGAGTTGAGGGGCCGTTACCCGAAGGCTCAGATACTCGGTCACAGGGATATCAGCCCTGACACCAATCATAACGGCAAGGTTGACTCATGGGAGAGGATAAAGGAATGTCCTTGCTTTGATGCCATAACAGAATATAAAGGTATATAGTTATGGGAATGGTTAAAAGGTTGTTATATCTCATTATCCCCTACATCATATTGAGTTCGTTGGCAGGATGCAAATCTGTTCAGTATGTGCCTATGGAGACTGTTAGAACCGACAGTATTTATGTAGACAGATACCAGCGTGACAGCATATATCAACGAGACAGCGTATTCGTCAACAGATGGATAGCTGGAGATACTGTATATCAGGATAAGGTCGTTTGGAAGTACGTCTATCGTGACAAGATTAAATATGACACTGTGGCCATCTTGCGTTCGGACACGCTCCGGGTTCCTTATCCAGTGGAGAGCAGACTTTCGACATGGGAAAAAATCAGGTTAAAAGTCGGGGGATGGGCCATTGGGTGCATGGTTATTACCATTATAATATTTTCCATTTACATAATTCGGAATATGGCTGATAAGAGATGAATATGAAATTTATTTAAATATCAAAATAAATCACCTCAACATATTGCATAGTTAGAATAAATTTACTACCTTTATAACAGAAATATTATTTATGATAATTACCAAATTTAACAAGGAACAGATATGACAACTTTTATAATTGCATTATTTATTACATACTTCATCATTCTTATTTGGAAAGGTGGTGGATGGTTTTCAAAAGAAAGCTACAAACAGGAAGCAAGGGAACAATCTTTATATCAAAGTAAAAACAATAATACTAATTTTATTGAAAAGGCTATTGATAACAGAGGCTATGATCCATACGATGGACTTGTACAATACAAAAATGGAGTTTATACAACAATAATCTTTGGAAATAAGGATTATCCAATAACACGTTATCTTAATGCCAATTCAATAGAAGAACTTCAGAAATTAGCAGACCCTTTCCTTAAAAAACGCCGGGATGCATGGGTCAAGAGGAAAAATAAACAAAAGAAAAAATAATGTATTTTTCTTGTTTTCTAAAAAACGTTATGTTTGCAAATAACCAAATATAACGTTTTTTTTATGTCAAATAATAATACTTACACTACAACCATATTCCTTAATGACGAACAGGCGGTTAACAGGTTGAATGCATTACAAGCCAACGTGGAAAAATACCGCAAAGCTAAACAACAGGCTTTACTGGATGGTGATGACAAGGCATTCAAGACTGCGAACAAGCAGATAAAGGAATGTGAAAAGGAAATGAAAGCTTTATCTACTACGGCACAGAACGTTGACAGGGTACTTAACAATCTGTCGACAACTTCCGTAATTGATATAAAGAATACTATAAAAGCAATTAACAAAGAACTTAATAGCGGAGCTGTACATAGAGGGACAAAAGAATGGGATTACTTCCAAAGGAAGCTCAAAGAATGTCGAACTGAACTTCGAAACATTCAAAATGAATCTGCTGCTGCAGAAAATGGAGGCTTTTTTAAAAGAACTGTTAACTTCCTGAACTACAACTGGGGTGCTATAACTCAAATAATAAGCAGTCTGACGGCATTGACGTTTACAATTCGGCAGGCAACGACAGAATATGCGGATATGGAAGAAGCAATGGCCGACGTACGCAAATATACCGGCCAAACCGCAGAAGAAGTACACCGGATGAACGAGGACTTTAAAGCAATGGATACGCGTACATCTCGTGAGAAACTAAATGAGCTTGCCGGAGCAGCAGGAAGGCTCGGCATACAAGGCACGGAAGCCATTGAGGCATTCGTCGACGGAGCTGACAAAATCAACGTCGCCCTAGGTGATGACCTTGGCGATGGAGCTGTTGATAAGATTGGTAAATTGGCTACAATGTTCGGCGAAGACGACAAGAAGGGATTACGCGGTGCTATGCTTGCAACTGGCTCCGCAATCAACGACCTTGCCCAATCGTCTTCTGCTAATGCCGGATATATTGTTGATTTCACCGCAGATCTGTCAGGCGTCGCCATCCAGGCTGGAATGACGCAGCAACAACTCATGGGACTTGCGTCAGCTCTTGACCAGAATATGCAAGAGGAAGCAACGGCGGCGACTGTTTTCTCGCAACTTATCACCAAAATGTACCAAGAACCTGCTCGCTTCGCTCAGATTGCCGGCATGCAGGTGAAGGAGTTCACCAAGCTGATGAAAGAGGATGCAAACCAAGGACTGCTCACTTTTTTAGAGGCAATGCGCTCTAAAGGCGGTTTTGACGCTATGGCGCCTCTGTTTCAGGAAATGCAGCTCGACGGCACGCGCGCAGTCGGCGTGCTATCAGCTGTAGCCAGCCATCTTGACCAAGTAAAGGAAGCTCAAGACATTGCAAACAAATCTTATGCTGAAGGAACAAGTGTTCTTGCGGAATTCAATGTACAAAACAACACCGTTCAGGCTGGAGTTGACAAAGCAAAAAAAGAATTCCAAAATCTGACAATAGAACTAGGCGAGAAACTTCTGCCTATTGTAAAATATACTATAACATCGAGCTCGCTTCTTGTTAAATCGCTCTCAGTTATTGTATCTTTCATCACACGCCACATCAACGTTATTTTAGCTCTTACCACGGCAATAACGACATATATCGCAATACAAAAAGCGTCTATTGTCGTTGACAAACTTAAAGTGATGTGGACAGGCAAAATTATGACCGCCATTAAAGCATTATATACAACAATGCTGAAAAATCCTTATCTTGCGGTTACAGCCGCTGTATTAACTCTTATTGCTGCTTATAAGGATTGGAAAGATTCAATCGTAGAAGTATCACAAACACAACAAGATCTTGATGAAGTAAACAGACTTGCATCTGAGACAATCAGTGCAGAAAAGAATCAACTGGATGAACTATATCGATCTGCAACGAACAAAGCTGAAGCGGACGCTGTCAGACAAGAGGCTATTCGTCAGTTAAACAATATAAGTCCTGAATATCTAGGTTTCCTTAATGCCGAGAATATACATACTCAGGCTGCAAAGAACGCCATTGACGCTTACACCAAATCTCTATTACTTAACGCTAAGGCAAAGGAACTTAATTCGAAGCTCGATGAGCTTAGCAGAAAAAAGAATGAGGCACAAAACGCTGATTATACACGATGGTATGATGGATTCCAAACTGCCATAAACTCTATTGCCGACAAGATAGAACGTGCCCGCAACGGGTTAAGCTCGCTTTTTTCTCAGGGATCATTCAGCACTGGCTGGAACGACAAAACTAGCCTTGAGGGATATGCGATGAACACAGCTCAAGCTGCATTAATAAGATACAATAATGCTATTTCAAAAATTTCAGAAGAAGAGAGAATCCTAAGAAAGGAGCTTCAAGAAACAAACAAACAAATTCTTGAAAATGCCGTTGTGCTAAATAAGTCTGCTGACGCTGCTAAGCATGCTGAAACAGGAAATAAAACAACTTCTAGCGAGAAACAGCGGAAAGAGGAAGAAAAAATTCGCAATAAAAGAGAGCGAGCAGAGAAAAAAGCACAAGCCGAAGCATTAAAGAGGCAAAAAAATACGGACAAAGAATATGTGGCTGAACTGAATGTACAGCTGGCCACACTAGATTACCTGTATTCAAACGGCCTAGTATCTTACAAAAGTTATTTACAACGCAAAGAAACGTTGCAGCTCAATAGTATTGATAAGCGGAAAAAACTTTGGGGAGAAGAATCGACTGAAGCGAGAATGCTTGCTGATGATGAAGTGAAAATAAGACAAAAAACCATTGAGGCTTTAGGAAAGCTCAATGAACAAGAGATAGAACATGAACGTGTCGCTAAAGAAGCTAAAATTAACGCTATGTTCTATGACGAATCATCAGATATATTCCTTAATGAGAGTGCCATGAATGAGGCGCTTTTCCGCAACGACATTGACGCACTTAACAAACGTCTCAGCTTATACAAGACAGGAACTGAAGAATGGCTTTCTCTTAAAGCAGAAATAGAAGAAAAGCAGAATCAGCATCAGTATGATCTGCAAGCAGAACATGACTCTAAGCTGATTGATCTTCGTAAAGAATATCTTAATCAAGGTAATGCCATGGAAGAGCAGATTGAAATGAACTGGCTTGATAAATTCTACCAAGAAGGACTCCTTAACGAGGAAGAATATCAGCAGGCAAAAATGGCAATACGTGAACGTTATGCTTCAATGCCATCTACTGCAGACGACACCACACACAACACGGCAAAGTCTATGCTTAACGCAGCAGAAAAATCTGCCGGACCACAGGCTCAGTATATAACAGACGGATCAGACTCAGGCATTACTGCAATATCCTCGATATCCGCCATAGTCCAATATAGGAAAAAGGTTAATGAAGACTTGAAGAAACTATATGGTGAAGACTATGAGAACAGCGCAGCGTATAACGAGGCAAAAAAGATGAACAATAATGCGATGTTCCAAGAAATTATCAGTGCAGCTTCAGTAGCATATAGCTCTATTAACAACATTATGTCTGCAGCATCGGCGTATTCACAAGCATGCTCTGACTATGAGGTTGCTAAGATAAAGGCAAACTACGACAAACAAATCGAAGCTGCCGGGAACAACTCAGCCAAAAGAGAAAAGCTAGAAAAGGAAAGAGATAAAAAGATTAATGAAGCCAAGAACAAAGCAAACAAGAAGGCTATGGCAATAGAGATCGCTCAAGCTTTAGCATCTACTGCAATGAACGCCATTTCAGCATACGGAGCCGTGCTACAACCAGAACAACCATGGACGGTGCCACTAGCCATCGCGGCAGCTGTAGCGGCGACTGCATCAGGTATGCTGCAAGTTGCAACTATCAAAAAACAGCACCAGGCAGAGGCTGCCGGCTATTATGAAGGCGGTTTTACTGGACCTGGTGACTATAGGCGCGAGGCTGGTGTCGTACATGCTGGAGAATTTGTTGCAAATCACAAAGCTGTCAACAACCCTCAGCTGCTACCTGCACTGCAGCTGATTGACCAAGCACAACGCAATAATACAGTTGCTTCTCTTACTGCTACCGATGTTAGCCGTGCTGTTGGAGGCGGCAATACTGCGGTTGTAGCTCCAGTTGTAAACGTTACTACAGATAATGAAGAGCTAAACCGTGTCATAAAAAACGTCGTTAATGTGGTTGACTCGCTTAATTCAATACTCGCATCTGGCATCAATGCAAATGTCTACATAGACGGCGAGAATGGCTTTGACGCTCAATACAGAAAATACCAACGTTTAAAGGGATAATATATGAATTACTGCATAATTAATGAAGAAAAGGTTTATCCTACTGTCGGTAATAACATAAAAATTACTAAGGAAAATCCACTTATAAAAGACAGGGATGCGCAGACAATGGAAATCGAATTTCCATTGTCTATATACAACAACAGAAAATTCTTTGGCAATGTCAACAGAATAGACGTTGCCAAACACTCAACAGAATACAATGATTGCATTCTTTATTCTAATAACCTTCTTATTATAAAAGGTAAGGGCACTATAACTAGCTATACTGAAAAAGCAGTCAAATTACAGATTATCTCGGGAATAAGAATGTCTTATACGGATGATTACTATTCATCTATATACATAGACGAGATTGACGCTTATGCTAATATAGATTTTGATCCTGCTATGCTCGACGAACATGGCTATCGGGGTCTATATGCCTTACCACCAGTGTATGATGAAACGAATGACATTGTACTTAACAGGAAAGACCTAATAAGGGAAAAGGATGATAATTTCAGAAAAGAAGTACTGCAAAACATTAGGATACAGCCTTTTCTGGCTTATGTCGTTCGTCGTATATTTTACTACCTTGGATATACACTAAATCACTGTTTCCTAGATGAGGAACCATGGTCTCGCATGCTTGTATATAATAATAAGAATGTGTTATCAATAAAAGGAGCATTGCCGCACTGGTCCATAAAGACTTTTTTATCTGAATTAAAAAAACTCTTTAATATCGGATATGTCTACGACGAGGAGAAAAAAACGGTTTCGTTAAATCGTTACTTTGACACACTCGATACAGTCCATTATGAATGCCTTGACGAATTCTCAACAGACTATGACGAGGACGGCCTTGAATACATAAATGCTTCTAATCTTAAATACAATCTTTCCGATGCTGAAGAAAACAGATATGCAGATATAGATGAGGAAGTGCTCTCTAAATTCACAATAAAAGACTATGTCTCAATAAGCGAGGCTCAGAAAGATATCAAAAATATGTCAGAAATTGAAAAGATGACATCTGTATTCAGATTCAGCAATGACCCATTTGGAGAAAAATGGGGCTATTGTTCCAAGAGTACAGACAATGAAGGAAACACTCTTTTTACTATATATTCTTTCGCCTGGTATATGCATGTCAGACGTGATGAAGGCAATGACACTAGTGTTGAACTCAATATAGTTCCAGCTGCAGCACATCATGTAGAATTCGATATAAGAATATATGATGCCAAATATTCAAAACCGGTTAGCTATTCTAAAAAAATTGGTTTCTCTATGCCTTCGTCTACGAACGACAACATATATACAGAGGAAGAAATTTACAGTGACTACATCTCTGTAGAAGATTACTTAAAGAATGGCAATGAACCTTCTGAAAGAGAAGAGTCAGAAAGAATGGAGCTTTACTTCCTTACCGGCAACACATACTCGTTTGACGTTGACGGAATAGACAATTCAGTTACATTCCTATCAGCTGGAAGTGAATATGACAAAGGATCATTCAGATTTGATGGAGGCAGGTCTGATAATAATATAGGCATATTCCATCCCTCGCAAAAATGGATAGAAAACAAAGAGCAGGTCGTCATCAAATTTTTATCTGATGACGTACCTGACACTAAAAAAATTTTTGTTTTCAGAAACAAAAAATTCATATGCGACAAAATTGATATAAATATTACAGACAATGGGATAGATAAATTAATGACTGGGTATTTCTATGAATTGACATTATAAAATACCTTCATAGTTTATCAACATCTCGTTTGCGTCTGCAATGTCTTTAGGCGTGTATGTATCAGTTATTGCAATATTTGAATGCCTAGCCTGATCTCTTACAGAAAGGATATCGGTCTTTGCGCGAAGCATATTCGTGATTCCGGTATCCTTTAATGAATAAAATTTGTACTCTTTCGCAAGCCCTATCCCTGGACGCAACTTTAAATTCCAATAATCACGGAATGATTTTTCGGATTTTCTTTTCTCGCCAGGCCTGAACCTGTCACTGAAAATATAATATTTCCCCGGCTTGTCGAAAATTCTAAGGTCTATCATAAGTTCAATGACATGCTTCGGTAGCGTAATCACGGCATCGTTGTGATTTTTGGCTATATCTCCGCTTATTTTCATTGTACATTTTATCAGACTTATGTCCTCAATCTTCAATAATGACATCTCCTTGGGACGTATGAAACAGTAGTGAAGGAGATAGCATGCAAGAAGATAATGTCTATTATTTTTCTCTAGATACTCCTTAATTTTCATCAGAACCTTGTCTGGTAAAACCTTGCGCTGCTTATTGCCTCTCTTCTTTATAACACTTATTCCTACTGTGGGATCTGACGTCAGATAACATCTGTCTGTCAGATAATGGGCGAAAGTTTTAAGCCAACAAAGATAGTTATTACGCGTCTGCATAGTGTTGTTACGATCAATGTAAACATAATCCAGGAAAGCAGTTACCTTCCGTTTGTCTAATTGATATACGTAAGATATCCCTATGCTGTTACCCCACTCCTGAAAGATTTTCAGATAACTCAGATAACTTGTCGTGGTCTGCTCACGCATGTCACCATTGCTGAGACTTTTGTACAAGTATGCACGATACTTGTCGCATACATCAATAAATCTTGAGTATTCTAACTGATTGCTTGATTCAATCCAAGGATTCCAACCACCAGACAATTTTTCAACAAGTTTTTTGATAATTCGCGATGCAGTACTCTTTAACTCAGATTTTGTCTTGCACCGCCCTAGATAAATTCTTTTCCTTTTCATTTTTCCCTCAGCAGGATCAAAGGCTGAAAAATATATAAAACTGCGCTTACCTTCAGAAAGCCTTGGATAAGACCATTGTTTTATATCGTTAATGACCTCGTCATTTTTTCTTAAAAAAATCATTTTTTTTCTCTCTTCGTTTTACTGATGAGAGATATATTTAATATTCAATTTTTACAAGGTGTCGCATTTTTGTCTCACCTTTTTAACAGAATATGAGCTAACTTGCATTGGAATAACAAGTTAGCTCATCCTTTGTCGGGATTACTGGACTCGAACCAGCGACCCCTACGTCCCGAACGTAGTGCGCTACCAACTGCGCTAAATCCCGATGCCTTAAAAGCGAGTGCAAAGGTAAAGCATTTTTTTCAAACTCGTGCATTTTTTTCAAAAAAAATGCTCAAAAATTTGTATGATTAACAAAAAAGGCATATCTTTGCACCCGCAATCAAGCAATAACGATGGTGCCATAGCTCAGTTGGTAGAGCAAAGGACTGAAAATCCTTGTGTCCCCGGTTCGATTCCTGGTGGTACCACTCTCAACAAACAGAATCCTGATTTCGAAACGAAATCAGGATTTTTTGTTTTTCTAATTCCTATGCAAGTGAAAGATTTATAAGACAATATACGCTCTTAATTAAAATGTATTCCTGTCAATACCAACATTTGCTTCAACTGCATAACATGAAAACGGCATATGATTGTATTTATAGTTTACATGCTGTATGTATTATCAACAACAATTCTGTAATTATCTCGTCATATAAACAGGACGCACATATTTAGCTGTACGATAGAGTGCTGCAACTTCCATCCAAATATAGTTATCATAGCGCATGCGCTCATTCTCTACCCCTATGTAGATAACTTTTCTGCCATTAGGATGCAGTTGTCCACAACAAGACTGAGTACCCATCTGCGATTGTTCCATATCATATTTATAATTTCCTGATGAGGCACTTCCATCTTGAAATTTTTTGGCCTGTGATGAATTGTTGAACACATACATATTACAGAAAGCGTCTTCATCACGTGGTGGACGAGTATTGAACAGCAGGCGATCAACAACCCCACTGCTGATGCTTCCCTCGTATACATTAAATCCAAACAGCTTTATCTTACTGGAGTACAAAGACAAGTTTTCAGAGAACTTACCATCAGATGATATTGTCTTCTCATTAGTGGAAATACGAAGCGAATAGACCAAAGCATCACATCCCTTAGGCACAGGCACAGGGATTACCACACGCGACTTTCCCGAGAACACAGATTTCAGATTACCACGAAGTCCCACTTTCTTAGGAGAATCAAACACTGGCCTAACAGAAATACTATCCATCTTTGTGGCCAAAAAATCATTCGCCCTACATTCAATAATTTTTTCTCTCACATGAGGGCGAAGCGTATTGTCAGTCCCTTTATATGACATTGAAACATTAGCTACTGCCGTACCCTTGTCCACTATCAATTCCAGCATATAGATTCCTTGAGAATTGATATTAATATGATCTGCCATAGAGCTGCTTACCTGCCATTGCTTAATACGTTTCTGCCTATTGACATCGTAGAAGTTTACGCTAATTGTACCTTGGCAATCTAATTTTAACTCCACATTGTCACCAGCATTCAGACTATAAGGGAAACGTTTCACTCCCTTCACGTTCAAATTTCTACGCGACAAGAGAGTACCAACACGTCCACTTCCTTGAGATAAAGAGTTTTTAGCATTGAACAATTCCTCCGGATTACTTTTATATCGTTCAATTCTCTCTTTCAGTTCACGGCATTTCTTTTGAGCTTCTTCGCCCATGTTCTCGGCATTAAAATCATATCTGAGCAGATTCAATTCCTCTTTAATGCGATAAAAGTCATCTTCTGAGTCAGACATACTTGCTTCCTCGCACAGAGTATTGAGTTTCTTCAAAGTATTGTCATACCTCAATTGCTCCATTTCCGGCATTCTGTTACTGTCATCAGATTTGCCCTCACTTTTACATCCTGCAAGTTGCAAGGATATAGCCATGACACATACCCATAATATCCGTCTTGCCTTCATTTCTTATTAATATGAACTATCAATCTGTGCATTCAATTTATCTCTTACTACATTGCTGCTGAAATATGTTTTAACGTTCTCCACATATTCGCCCTGCGAAGAATCTACATATGTCACAAACCAACTCAACTGATTTTCTATAAATCTGCGACACTCCTCCTGTTTCCCTTTTGAACACATATCTGCCACTACATCACTCAGATAAGCATAACGGCTTTGTGCATTTTCAAAGTAATTCTCATCTTTATATTCCAAAGGATAATACTCCCAAGCCCTTTCATAGTCACCATCCTTTAACAAACGTTTCCTCAATAGTTTGCATACTGTCTGCTCGTAACTACCATTATTCCACTTCATATCATACCGGCTTTTGTGCCAAGGTGTAACATTCTCATAAACCTCAATAGCCTTATCCACTTCTCCCACACTGAGATAGGACCGTATGAGTTGTAATGCCCCCTGCTTCAGTTCTGTTCTGTCAGAAACTTCCACAAGATATTCTTGTGCCTTAGATAGTTCGCCTACGGCTAGGGCCTCATTAAATTGTTCAAAAGCACTTTTACCGCAAGCTGTCAAAGCTATTGTTATAATTATAAACAGTATTATTTGTTTGGCTTTCATATACACTTTAATTTGAATAGAGCGATGGGATATTCCAGCAATAAGTTGTTCTTAATTGCCAAAAATAATATAACGTTAGAAGCGTTTAACAAGCAGTTATCTCATAACCTAATTTTTTTGCAACCTCCAATAATTTAGAAAACTGAGCAGGTCTGCCCTGTGAAGTTGTAGGCCAGTTACTACAAATCAAAATGTTGGCATCAGCGAGCTGTATCGTATCTTCCAACGTTTTGTTCTTTCCCATGAACTCCACTTTACCTTTTTCCTGCATAATACGCTTATACATATCAAAAGTCATAAACACAGCATCCATGTTTTTCTGAATCCTAAAGTCCTCTTTCAATTGGGCATGAGTTATACCCGGATGTTTGTCAATATGATACAACACAAGATCATGTACAAGATTAACTTTTTTATCATAAACCTTGTTATTGAACCGGTAATTGGACAAATCACGATTAAATTTCATTGGTACTTTCGCAGGAGCATCAAATGCCTTTAAGTTGGTCACTGCAGACAACTCGATAGTTGAAGCGATAATGTCACCAAGATGTTCATCGTCATTCACAACATCCGCTATTTTGTTGAACAATCCGGACACGCTGAATACACGATTACTTAAATAAATCTCCTTCTGACACATACGAAACAGCACCTTTTCCCATTCATCATCAAACTCATCTGTTACATCCAAACTTTCTTTCTCTGATTCGGTGAGCTGGCGCAATTTTAATTTGGTAGCCACACTCTCATTCCATTTTTTGAAGTCAGGTTCTTCTGACAATTGATTGTATATATATGGATAAGCAATCTGCATACATACCAATGCAAAGTTAAGCGTTTTATCCTTGGTTGTCTGCGTTAATGACGATGCTTTAGCAAGCGATTCATTTATAATAGAAATGAGTGACAGAGTGTTGGTAAGGCGTTTCAACGAGCGCGGATTGCAGCCAACTGACAGACGAGCTATTTCCGATAGATTTTCGGCTAATACGGTATCGGCAAGTTCCTCTTTACTGAAAAATTCTATTTCACTCAATGCCTCCACAAGAAATGTGTCCACATTGTAAGAAGCTACAGGCATGGAGAAAGGCAATTGGATAATCTTATCGAAGAAGGAGCGAAACTCACGTTCGTTCTTATCGGTCAACTCACCGAATTTTGGTTTCAAGCCTTTTATCACCACATCATAGTCGATTGCCAATACAAACACACAATGTTTTAAGTCAAAAATATTCTTCAGTAATTCTAATATCTCCACCGCAACAGGAGGATCAATACGGTCAAGGTCGTCAATATAGAGCGTAAAGCCCTTCTTCGACGGGTTCTGCTCCAATGATGTCTCAACTAATTTGGCTATTTCTTTTTTCAGCTGTACTATAGTAGATTCGCCTCCATTCTGGGCAAAAAGATCATCCACAGCCTCCCCGTCTACACCAACGGTTCCAACTGCCACCTTTGCCCCGACGACAGCCATTTTCTTAAACAATCCCCCTATTTTTTTCTTACTTTCGTCCCATTTGTGATTTGGAGACAGTTCACCAATCTGAGCGATGATTCCCTCTAAAATGGCAATAATAGCCTGACTTGGCGTACGCATAAGCGAATATTGCCATGTGTTAATCCACACAGGATAATATGCAGCACCATCCGCGTCACAAAGATTATACCTCAACTGGTTCATCAAGGAAGTCTTTCCACTTCCCCATTCTCCTTGCAAGGCTATTGTGATGGGTGTATCAGTATATTGTATAAACTTAGTAAGTGCATCTTGATAAACCTGTATACCAAACAGGTCGTTCTGCTGATGTTGGCGTGGTACGTCGATTATGCTGGATTTCATTTAGCGAATAATTTAAGAATGGGGATTAATCAAAAAATTATTTAGCAACGCTTTATCGCTGCCTTTGCACTTTCTATCTGGCGCTTGTACGATGCGATGTTGCGGTCATGATATGCAGACTTGTCTATTTTCGCTTTTCTGTACGTTGCCTTTGAAGATGGTGAAGAAGCACTCTTTATCATTCTTGCATAACTCTCGTTGTCACGTTTCTTTGCCTCCTTCTCTCTAGCAATTCTGGCACGTAAATCAATAATCTGTTTTTTATAGTATTCTTTGCTCATATTCTTAGAATTAATTGATAAACAAAAATGGCGCAACCGATGTTTCTATTGCGCCATTTAAAGACTCTATAATTTATTCCTTACCGGCAGCAACAAGTGTGATGGTATTGTCGCTCAACTTAGTGTCAGCAGAATTTGCCACCTGGACACCAATACCATAAAGTTCAGTAAGTTTTTTCTCAAAGTTGCCTACACGCAAGTTTCCACCTACGGTCATTTCACCGCCCTTGGCTGTACCGCTCATCAGTGTACCTAGTGTAGCCTCATCATCAGCCTTTGCCTTGCATGCAGCTGTTGTATATACACGAAGTGTAGCTCCAAAAGCCTTTTTAAAGTTAGCCTTAAGGGTTTTAACCTTCATACGACTATCAATACGAAATTCTGCCATATTGTTTGTTATTTTTAATATTAAATATTTTGGTTATCTTTAAAACTCAATTTCAATCTCTGGTACATATTTCACCAAATCAGCAAGCATAAGAGCCACATCAGTGTGTTCTACCGCTCCTGTAGCATCAGCAAGATCAAAAAGAGTCTGTACTTCATCTGCTGACACTACATTGTCTGCCAATACTATTTCGATTGCACACTGCATCAGTATTTTGGCTTCACATTCATCTAAAGCAGATGCGTTTTCAACCAAATACTCCTGCACGCCATCTTCGTCTTTTCCTTCTATTACTGCCAATGCTTCATCCACCTGTTTTGCCAATTCGGCAGCATCGGTTTTTAGCGCTTCTGCTATTTCGCCAAGCACAGACTTTTCTTCCTCAGCATACACGCCATCTGCCCAAATAGCAGTGGCAAGGAATGCAGCAACATTTTTTATATCTGATTTCATATTATTTTCCAATTTTAATGTTTAACTGAACATACGTTTTATTCTTCCGATAAGACTTGCTTCCTGTTTACGTTTCTTTACTGCAGCCGCACGCGCTTTAGCCATTCTTTCCAACATAGCCTTACCCTCTTTTGTGCGTTTGTCGATTTTCCCTGATTTTGTACGTTGTATAACCATAATTTATTGATTTTTTAGTTAGCCGATTAACCACAAAGCAGCTCCGCCACCAACCATAGTCAGTAAAGCGAGCATACCCAAACACCCTTTTTTAGGAGCATCTGGCTTCCAACCATTAAGATACTCAATGAAGAATCCTGATGCATTAAAATTCTTGCCAGAATCTTTGTTTGTCTCTGCCTCAATGCCAATTTTCTCTGCTACAGCTACAAGATTCGCAAGCGATTTAGCTGTCCATATCTGTGAAAGGGCGATTTTAGTTCCGTCTGCAAGATTCAAAGGCCGTTCACCTTTCACAAAATAGAGACTCATGTCAGACTTAGCATTACGAGCTTCAGCCTCAGCTACAGGCAGGAAGAGTTCGTCCACACCATTATCCGGGGCTATATCATTTGGAAAAGCTCTGCGTAAATCTGCCAATGTCGTTTTTGGAAACATCTGTATATAGGCATGAACAATTCCCAATGCAGTGCTGTTTTGAGCTCTACCAGTGACTTTAATTTTATTATTTGCCATTTCTATAAAAGTTTTAATTGTTTTCTATTGTATTATTTCCCGAGAAACTTTTTGAGGATGAAACCTCCAACCTTTCTTTCCAGTCCTGCTTTAGTCGTCGGGATACCAGTTTTGCGTGCAACTTTCTGTTTGAAAGCGGATATACCTACAGCGCGTTTAAGCGAGAAAGATAAACCCGGGATTGTTTTTTTCTTTGACATATAGTTTCATAATATCAGATTTCCACAATACAGTAGTTCATATCAACATTTTCCACAGCATTACATCTCCATTCGATTTCATAATCCTTTTCCACTTCGAAATTGATGTGAGTTCTTGCACAAGTACTATTCATATTTTGCCAATGTTTCTGTTTAGTATGAATACCACTTGACATGCTAAACAAATAATTATTGGATGTCTCTTTAGGAGCATTCAGATATGCCTTGTCGTTTGTCAAGAACACGGCCAATCCACCAGTAACATTTTTGAAACGGTTACGCACCATTTCCAATCGACGGACATCTTTCCAAAAGTCATACATGCCCAAATCCTGTGCCCCTTGGTTTTTCATTACTTGAACAGTCAGCCATTCCTCAAAACGTGGTAGCCGTTTTTCCACAGCCTTAGTCTTGTATTTTAACTCAATTGGCACAAACTCATTGCCATTACGGACAACAATATCAAGACGTAGTTCATTCTTCCATATATAGTTGTCAAGTTCTGAATGCGGTATATAATATTCCACATCCACGTCATCATATTTATTGAGACCACGTAAATATACAGCTAAGTGCATCTGAAAGTCACGTTCATTAAAAAACAGTTCGCTATTGCTTTCAATAAAAGCTATCACATCATCTTTTACTGTTGCTAAAATAGATTTCATCTGTTTCATAATTTTATTTTAACAAAGGGTAAAACATCAAATTAGAGATAAGGCTTTTGCAAGTGAATATACCCCACTATGTGACATTAATTATAAATCTTATAAAACCTTGAATTACCAATAACAAGTGAACTAAGCTACTTGACCGGAATTAGCAAATCTTTTTTTAAATCATCAACCATCTCCAAATGCTTCTGGATAACATACAACAGAACCATATTGTAGATTGGATGGTATTTCTTGCCATCTTCCTATGGACAACTTTATTTTATGATAGTTTTTCCACATAATTATTACTGTCTTTATTTATTGTTTACCTGAAGTCAATGATCCAGATACTGCAGACGGGATACAGTAATAATTATGTTTTTTAAAGGGAAAGAGCCGTCCCATTACTTTCAATACATCAGATAAACTTTATATCCTAATATTGAATTGCCTAGATAATGTAATTCCCTTATCGGATAGTCGATTTGCATTGCGAAGTTACGAAAAGAGTGTAATTTATTGGAAATGAGCGTAGGTTAATTGCTCTTG